AGATGGTTAGGTAGTTGCGTGACTTGTGGCGTAATGTCATGCGACCCTCGAGCATCGCGGCAACTAAGTAACTGTAAGTAGGATAACACGGAAGTAGATAAACTGTCAACAAGAATGTATACAGGTAATGATAATGGTATGATTTATAGGGAAAACGCAACATAAATGCCCAATATAACGGGTAAATGAGTAATAACTAAAATCACTGGACATCAATGGCAAATGGTTTAGATAACTTAGTTCATTTTAAACCGGGAGTGTCTGGCAACCCGGCAGGCAAACCCAAAGGCACTAAGAACTTCGCCACGCTTATTCGCGATATGGTTGAAGATCCTAAGTACAAAATCAAGCTAGATAACGGTAAATATTTACGATTACCAGGACCGGCTATTGTTCATGCTATGACGATTAAAGCGAGTAAAGGTGATGTACAGGCGGCTACTTGGTTGGCTAAATATGGGTACGGTGAGAAAACGGATATTACCAGTGACGGTGAGGCTTTGAGCGTGAATAGTCCTGTACTGACATTAGTTGAAAACTTTACCGAATATTTACTAAACCAAACTGTTGTAAATGGTACAGCTACCGAAGTTGTAGATAACACAACAACTGAGGTTGAAACATTACCATTACAAGAACAAGACACGTCATCCTGAACAGTTTGAACAGTCATATATAATGGTACGCATACGGGTGAAGTAAATAGTCCCCTTTTACTCATTGGTACTCGTTGAGCCGTTGTTTAATCGGATCTGGTCGCTAATAGACATTACTAGTAAGGGTAAAGGTTTATTGCTATATAAAGCCATTTTCCACTTACTGGCAGGTTTTATAGCGACTGTCTTGAACTCACTAATACAACTAGGTGCTCGAAACCATGAGTATTTAAGTAACCATAATCAAGTATTACTTATTACATATTGTTATTACTTTTATTTTATTGTTGTTGTTTATTTAACAATGTTGTCATTAAAACATTTTATTAGTGCGGCTTTGGTCTGGCGATGCAACGAATCCGTTTTGTATGAGGCTCATTTTGTTGCGTAGCCGGAATCCTACCCATAAATAACTTTTCCTCAATTCATTGTGCTTACAGTAAAAAGGGACTCCCGGTATTGCTATAAATTTTCTAAATTAAACTAATGTCTCTTATGCTTTACTTGAAACCGTATCGCTTCTTCATCTCTGCTAATTTAGCTAGTTGTTCTAAAGACTGTGTATTGGACTGTGTAATAGGACTGTTAGATTCGCCTTTTGGGGGTATTGGATTATTACCTTTGGGGGTAATCGGATTATTACCTTTGGGGGTAATCGGAAATTGAGATTTCTTAGGCTGTTTCCTGCGTCCGATGACTAGTTTTATGGTCTTACTTAGACGAAAATGGCGCGTTGGTGCGCCATATGCTCGCATGAGTTTCACTTCGATAAACCCTGCATCTTTTAATTTCTTAACTGCCAATGTTACCTGTTTGTCAGACAAACCGGTTTCGTCTTCTAGATCGCGGCTGGACTTCCAGAACCATCCGTCACGACGAGAGGTCTTACCAGCCCAGAAGTTTAACTGATGGAAAATAACCGCTGCCGGAATCGAACCTAAATATTTAGCTAGGGCCGCATCATAAGCTTGTGGGTGGGAATTTTCTAATAGTATTGTGTCGGACATAACAGCTCCTTGTTGTGCTAGTGGTCGAAGTCTGTTACTCTTGGAGTACAGACGCGACCCACTCGCGTCTTTTTTAGTTGTGCTTATTGTATCATTAGGACAATGCCACCGAAACTAACCCCTAAACAGCTAGATGAGCTCTCGCCCTTGTCGTGGGCGCTCGCCAATGGGCTCCAAAACGAAACCCAGAACCCCATTGAGTTCTACAAGCATAGATTTCTCATTGAACCGTTCGCGGATCTCCACCCAGACCAGGTCGTGAAGAAGTCAGCTCAGGTAGGGTTCAGTGTTACAGCCATTTTAAAGGCCGTCTGGCTCGCGAAGTACCACAAACTTAATATCATCTACGCCCTCCCCACCAATGACATCATCAAGGGCTTCGTTCAGCCCAAGGTAGATAGCTTAATCACCAGTAATCCGGCTATTAGAAAGCTGATTACGACTGATTCCATGAGTCTCAAGCAAATTGGTGAGCGATTTATCCACTTTAAGGGCACAGGCTCCCAGCGTGAGGCCATTTCTACCAGCGCTGACCTACTGGTAGTCGATGAATACGACCGATCGCTCGATATGCTGGTAGTTAATACCTTCGACTCAAGACTTCAGGCCAGTGAGTACGCCTGGAGATGGAGGTTTAGCAATCCCAGTCAGGTTGGCTTCGGGGTGGACGCCCTTTATGAAGATTCTGACCAGATGCACTGGATCGTCACCTGTCACCTGTGTAACCACCAGTCGTGGATGGACTGGGAGCCAAATCAAAATGCGCTCCTGGCCATAGATCGCAACCATTACATTGACCAGGCCACCAGAACCTTCCGTTGTGGCGGCTGTGGGGCCATTATGAGCGACGCTGACCGGGTAAATGGTAAGTGGGTGGCCAAATACCCCGAACGCAAGCACAGACGGGGCTACTGGATCTCACAGATGATGGCTCCGTGGGTGTCTGCCTCCCGAATCGTTGACCAATTTGAAGAATCTGGCATTGAGTTCTTCTACCAGTTCGTTCTGGGTAAGGCTTATACGCCCACCGACTTAATCGTAAACCGCGAGACAATCTTGCGCGCCTGTGCCCCCAGCATGATTCCCAAAACCAATGTCGTTATGGGCGTTGACCAGGATGCTTCCGGCCAATACTGGGTGGCTATGACCGGCCAGGGTATCTTTGGCTACGGCAAGACCACTTCCTGGGAAGAGCTCGAGCACCTGAAGCTCATGTACGGCGCTACTATCGTCTGCGACCCGGCACCGTTTCCGACGATGCCCAAGCTACTGGCTGAGAAATATAAAGATTTCTACTTATGCTATTTTAAGGAGAGCAAGCATCTAAATATCATCGACTGGAGAGGCAGTATTGTTTATGCAGACCGCACTAGATTACTCGACACGGTTGCGTCTGAGATCACCCAGGCGAAGCTACTCTTTAGACAGCGTCCGTATGAGCTCGAAGAATACATCCGAGACTGGTCAAACATTTATCGCACGACCGTGGAGGAAGCGGATGGACGCACTAAGTCGTCCTGGCTCAAGAAAGAAAATAAAAATAGCGATTACAGTTTTGCCACAGCCTATGCCCGCGTTGCTCTGTCGCGTCAGCTAGGCGCTATGAGCTCTACGTTCATTGACGCCGAGACCCCAGAACCAACCAACACGACTACTGCCTGGGGCGACAAATCTGGGCACATTAAAGATAGCCTGTCGAGCATCGTTGAGGACACGTTGCAGGAGATAGATCTTTAGAGAACGGGTCGTCCGAAGGGGCCTGCGAAGAAGTACCACAGCCCGGCCAAAATGCCGAGAACGCTGGAGAAGTCTTCGAGGAAGTGGCCAATAGTGACGGCGACCTGGACTGAGAGCGCGGTCAAAATCGCTCCCAGCAAGATGCACACCAATGTCACGATGACGGCGACGACGACGGCTAAGATTAGTTTTCTTATCATGTGGTAAGTCTAGCACCTTGTAGCGCTTACAACATTTGTCAGGTATGATTTTTATCAAATGGAAGCGCCAGAAGTTACATCTGACGCCAATCTTGAGGATGACAGGCGTTACCGCTGTATGGTGTTGCTTAATCGTACCGATCGCCCCGGTGTTTTTACCTGGCACTGCCCGAGATGCACAATGCCAGTGGTCGAGCTTACCAACGCCGAGTTCGTGGCTATCACCGACACTATGGACATGGACTCGGGTAAACAGTCTGGTATCGGCGTTCGCTGTGACGGTAGATACCAAGGCAAAGGCTGTCGGATTTGGTTCTATTTCTCCCTTAATGAAGCCAAAAAGTCGTGAGGACACCTTACCAGGTTGGTAACGGCCCCTACGACGAGCTGTTCAATCAGGTCTATCTACCCGAAGAAGAGTACGAAGCCTTCAGCTTGTCCATGACCGATGACGTCCTGAACAAGATGCTTATTCAGTCACTGGATAAGAACATTGAGTTTTGGAATCGTGACCCCTGGAAGCTCCAAGAGACTGACGAAAAGAACGTCAAGTTCTTCTTAGGCGACCAGATGGATGCCAAAGAGATCAAGCGCGAGGGCACCAACGGCACCGACAACAGGCTGTTCACGGCCA